CACTGGATACCGTTTTGCTTTTCCCACTCCCGCAAGTAAGTTTGGAGCAGCATAAAGTCAATTGACTTCGTTGCCTTATAAACATCGAACTCTTCGTCGATGGTTTTCTGCAACTCTTCCTTTGTGTGATGCTTGAGTGCATATGGGTGGTTCTCAACCGCTGTTTGAATCTTGTCGTGGAACGTCTTCTCTGGTTCAGAGTAGATATGTGGGTACTTCGTCCCTCTATCCAATTCAAACGACTCGACCATATCTGCCATCACGTTGGTGTTTTCAATGGCTTGCATATACTCTGCTTCTGGAAGCGCCCCTTGTTCTCTATATGCAGCGACCAACTCGTCGTAAGTCTTAAACTTCAAGTCCCAACGTTCCTCACCATCAAACGTAATGTTTTTGGACGCCTGTAAGATACTTCTTCCTTTTTCGTGTTCTGCATTGAGGACGTGCGTATCAGTTCCTGCAATCAAGGGGACGCCGGTGCTCTTGCTAAGCAACAGCAGTTTTTCGTTGTAGTTGACCTGCTTCTCATCCATGTGGTGTCCGACTTCTAAAAAGCAGCGATGCTTATTTCGTTCAAGGAAATCCAGATAATATTGCTGAACCTGTTCGTCACCTTTTCCGAGAACACCACCGACACAAGCCGTAGTGATGATAATGTTGTCAGATGTCGCAAACAGTTCGTTGAACGTGATTCGTGGAACGTAATAAAAGTGGTTGTCGGTTCTGCAGAAACTCTTAGACACAAGACTGTTGAGTTCTAAGAACCCATCGTAGTTCTTCGCAAGCAAGACGCAGTGGTAGTTATCTCTGATTTTTTCGTCGAGGTTAAGTGTAAGATACGCTTCAATACCGTGAATGTACTTCATCCCAGCGGCTTCGATAGCACTCTTCTTGTGCCACCACTCAAAAACAGAGCCATGCTCCGTAAACGCCATTGCTTTCATGCCGCACTCTTTGGCACGCTCTATGTATTCACCATACTTTGTAACGGAGTCAATGTTGGTAACACCGTTTGAAAGGTCACTATGCAAGTGGTATAGGGTGTATTGATTGCTCATCGCCATGACAGCCTCCCGTCGTAGAGTTTTTTCCAAGTATCTTGACCTCTATCGACAGGACTGTCCTTATCGCCAAGCAAATCTTCCTTGTCCCAAATGTATTCAACGTTTACAAACTGCTTCAACCGCTTGATATTGTGGTCATCCCTGATGCAAACGTCCTTGTCAAGGGCAAAAACTACCCTGCACCCAAGGGAAACCAGCAGTTTCATCTGATTCGGATTAAGATGCGATGTCAAAATCGCACCTGTGTTGTGTACCCCATATGTATCTGCGAGTAAAACTGACTTACATCCCTCAAAAAGGATGATTTCACCTTTTTTCTTGATGTCCTCCATGTTTTCTGCAAGCCCATAGATAGTTTTCAGCTCGCCCCATGCCATAAAGTAGGTGTATTTGCGCAAGCCCTTTTCTTTCCATGCCGGGTCAAGCGTTCTACCGCCTACATTTACGATTTTTCCATCTGGATTCCGTATTGGATAAACCAATCTATCCGAAAAGCTGTCATAGTACACATCAAACTTATCGAGTGAGTCTTTGGATATGCCCTCGCGCTCCCAAACGGCTAACTTGTCCGGTCTTTTTTCGTACCGCTCCATATAATCGTCTGGAAGCACAGTTGATTTTGACTGCTTCTGCACTTTTTTCGGCGGCATAAACCTCTTAGCGACCTCAACTGTCGCTAATTTTTTTCTGGCAATCACATTGCCATCAACTCCGCTGTAATTCTTCAGTTTTTCGATAGCTTCGGCATAACCACACTTGTCGTAATACCGAATGAATGTCAGTACGTTACCGCCGATGCCCGATGAAAAGTCGTAGAATGAGTTTGTCTCCTTGCGAACGGAGAAGGAGGGAGTTTTCTCATCTTTGAATGGTGACAACGCCCAATATTCTCCGTTCTTTTCTGTGAACTCCGTATATTGCGAGATGTATTCAAGGATATCGACTGATTCAATCAGCTCAGATAGCTCCACCCACACTCCTCCTTCCGTATTTTATTTAATTGTGTTAACTTGTTAAAAAGGTGTCTGTGGAATGTGCTGTTTTGCCTGTTCATAGAGGATGTGATTCCCGTCGAACAGCAAATCTATGTATTCGTCCTGCGTCATCTGCATACCATTACGGTTTACAGTTACGCGGAGTTTCTTGTTGCCACACTCGGCACCATCGGCTTCGATTTCCTCTGGGGTTTTATCGGAAATCATTGCAATAGTTGAGGCATTACGAGCAATCTTTGCACTATCGGCAAGCTTACCGGTAATCGTTGCTTGAGCGGCACCAATACCAGCAATATTCATCTCGCCGCAAATCTGGTTCTTCACCATATCTACAAATCTGCCAAGCTCTTGGTAGCTGTCAAACGCATCGCCCTCGCCTTTGCCCTTAAAGTAATCAACAATAAGAACATCAAGCCCCTGCGTATGCTTAACCTTATTCACAGCCGTAAAAATGCTCTGCTGGTCAAACATTGGAATATAGATATGGGTGAACTTGCGCGTTTTTAACCACTCCTTTGCGTCCAGAATACGCTTTTCCTCTTCGTCGCTGTAATTGCCGGATGTCAATCGCTTGTACTCGATGCCAGATAGGTGTGCCAAGATTCTTGATGTAAACAGTCGAGTGTTTAGCTCACTATCCAGATAGAGGACTGCGTAATCCTGCTTCAGCAAGTCAACTGCGCAATTCAAAAGCATCATACTCTTGCCTTGCTTTTGCTCTGCACCAAAGATAAACAGTTCTCCACGCTCAATGGTCGCATAATCGTTCAATGCAGGGAACTTAAAAGGAATACCTGCGTATCCAGCGCCCTGTCTGCCCTTAATTTCTTCCCAGCATTTATCCACGACATCCTTGTACGGTGGAACTTCATTTGTCGCCGAGAACTCCATCATCACATCATCCAGCATTTTGTAGATTTTCTGCTCGATGTTCTCTTCGGACGGCTGCGTACAAAGCTTCTGACACTCTTTGAGTTGCTGGAAAGTATCTCGCCTAAAAGCTGCATCCATAACATTGTTGACAAGCAGTTTGTACTCCTCAACAGTATTTCGGGCAATGCTATCACTGTTGTCCATCAATGTATAGAGCTGGTCGATACTGAGCTCATCCGCAAAACGCCTTGTTGCTTCCTTAGCAGACAGCGCTTGGATAATGTTATACGGGTCAATCGTCGTAATTCCATCTCGTGCAAGAGAACAAATCGCTTGATAGATATAGCGGTTCTCCTCGTTGGTGAAATGGTTCGGCAACAGTTGCTCTGAATAATACGAGAACTCAGGGTGATGAATCAGCGTAGCGATAATACCAGCCTCACTCTCAACCCTTGCCATGTCTTCACTTGCTCTAATAATTCATCACCTCTTTCTCATCAGCTCGTAATACTCACACATATCCTGCATCTCACACAGATGCGTGCATTTGAAAAACTCTACTGATGGTTTGAAATCTGATTCCTCACGAATCTTTCCAATGCTCTTTGCAAGCCATTCTTTAGATTCAGCGTATGCCTGCTCCTTAAATGGCTCTATGATAAACAGCTTATCTCTAAAACAATTGAAGCAAAGACTCTTCGGTGTTTTGCCATACTCTTCTTCAACTGCTGCAGAGTAAATATAAAGCTGCCTTAAATAAGCATCTAACTCTTCATCAGCCTTTGTTGGTTTCGCTCTGCTGCTCCGTGGTTTCAAAATCCTTGACTTATTATCTACGACATATAGGTCATCATCTTTTCTCCCAAGGAAGTCTATGTATCCAACAAACGGAATGCCGTTTACCACGAAGTCAACTTTCTTTTCAACACCAACCACGTCATACGGGAATGGCTGAAGTGTTTTAAGATATTGCAAGCCGCCAGTAAAGTAACTACTGAACACCTTTCTGTTTGGAGCACGCCCCACAACTTCAGTTTTGAAGTCTTGCAAGTACATATCAACAAGCTGTCTTGGTGTCTTTTCACCTTTGTGGTACAACTCAATAAGCTTGTGCATGAAAGTGCCATAGCTTGAAAAGAACATATCTTTACCATGAAACTTCTTTATGTACTTCAAGTACCACCTATAAGGGCAGTCTTCAAAAGCCTTTATTCGTGAGTAGCTCCACACCATGTCATCAATGAGTGGTGCGTAGTTTACTTCTCCCATAGGCGATTACCTTAGAATGGCAACCGGCTGTCATCAATTTCGCCATCATCAACCGTAGGCTGAGGGTCTGTGGTTTGAGAGCCACTCTCATCGCCCTCAACTTCAAAGGAGAACATCTTGAAGTTGGTGTACGTCACCTTTTTCTCCTTGTCATACTTCGTTGTGACATCAACGTCTCCGAGCTTAATGCGCTCGCCCTCTTTCAGACAAGCAGCTTTCTTTGCTGCCGCAGTCCCAATGGCAAGGACAAAGCCAGAAAAGTCTTGCTCATACTCGTTGGTTTGCTTGTTCTTTCTGCTGACCGACAACCGAACCTTTGTGCTCGTGTCGCTCATGGGAGTCACTTCCCAAACCTTTGCATAGGCGCCTGTACGAAAACCCATAGTGTATCACTCCTCAATCTTAAACGTTTCCTTGAAATCCGACAGAAGTTTTCCTGCCAACACGGATTCCGTAATTGCAAAGTAATTGCCGCCCTTTGCGTATTTGGACACAAACTTCTTAACATCGTCTGTCTTATCCTTATTCGCATTAAGATACGCCTTCAGCGTCTCATCAAAACTTTGAATGATTTGCTCGGCAATCATTTTATCTTCTGCCGTTTCCGCCGCTCTCTGTTTGCTACGGAATGCGTCGGGGTCTGCATCGGGTGTAGCAATGTTGAAGAACTTGAGCAGGAAATAGCGATTCGAATATGTCAGACCAGAGCCGAATGCCTGAGAAGCATCACCCTGTTGACCAACAAGCGCCCATTCAACGTCGATACGCTCTTCCGGGTTGTCGTTGTTAACCCAAGACCATGTCATATCCGCGCTAACCAAAACCTCGTTATTGTTCTCCTCATAGATGTCACCCTTACCGGTGGTCTTGGTTTTCTTGTATGTATATGGGGACACAATTGTGCTGCCCTGCTTGATGTTGGGAATCAGGGACAGACCATACTTGTCCATAAACACTGAGATTTTTGCGAGAATCTCATCCTCGGAAACATACTTGTAACCGTAGCCACTCTTGTTCTTTTGGATGACCTCCACTTGCTTTCTGATTCTGGCAAGTTTCTGATAAATGTTCATCTGTTCTGCCATTTCATCCCTCCATTAAATATGTTGCTCCCATGTCGGCAAGATGCAACAGGAGCGCCAGTTTGCTGCGCTCAAAAATCTTCCCAATGAAAGCGTTGCCGCCCTTCACTGCGGTGTCCCAACCACCCATATGAGCACGAATCGCCAAGATTTCTTCTGGTTCAAGACGAATGAAGTTCTGAAGGATGATGATAGACTTATCTGCGTGTTCTCCGCAAGGGAACTTCTCATCAACCTCATAGACCTCTTTCTTATACCACTGTCCAGTCTCTTCATCCTTGACATTTCGAAAACCCTTTTTGTAGTAGTTGACTTTACAAAGGTCGTGCATCAAAGAAACGATTGCAATCGTCTCCTCACTGTAGTCGCCTTGTAATCCGGCTGCTTCGATTCCAATTTTCAAACAATCATAGACATTGAGGGAGTGTTGCAAAAGTCCACCCTCATAGCATCCATGATACTTTGTTGAAGCCGGTGCCACGAAGAAATCAGAATGTTCGAGCCAGTCCAGTAACGAATCTGAACCGGCTCGCGTAACTGTTTCTTTGTAGACCGTGAGGAATCTTTCCTTTAATTCGCTCAATGAATTTCCTCCTTAATCAACGCACAACAGCTTGGCGAAGTTCTGCATGATTTTTTCGTTCTTGTCGTGAGTGGTGCTGAGGCTGCTGCGAGTGTCATTCAACCGCTGCATATATGTATCGATTTCATCCATCGTGGTCTGGATGTCGCTGTTGACCGCTTGCAGATTATCAATGGTGTTCTGAACCATCTGAACCGCATATGCAGACTCTTCTGTCAGTTCAGCCAGACGCTTTTCCTTTTCCTGCAGCAAGTCCAATGCCTCTTGCTTTGTTTTCTTGAAAGCCATACACTTTCTCCTTTCTTTCCAGATTTATACCTAAGCCATTCGGCGTTGTATGTTATTTAATTATGTTGATATATGTAAAAGAGAAACCCACTTTTGTGGGAATCTCTTTATTCGCTACGTTAGATTGAAAACGCCAACTTCCAACGCTGGTAGTCTTCCATGTAATCTCGCTCTATGCGATTCTGCTTGTGCTCCAGCTTAATTCTTCCATTGAGCACATAGGTTCGGTCGGATACGAAGTTAGTTGCTGCTTCTGAGAAGTCTATTGGAATACCAGCTCGTTCTCTATCATACATTCTGTAAAACAATCCAGACATCCACACTCGGTAGAAACTAAGTTGTTGCTGGGTAAGCCCTTCTTCAATAGCCTGTGCCGATTTCTTAGATAGAATTGAACGAAGTGTTGCGGTTTTTGTTACTGCACGAATACCACGCATCAATGTGTCGCCCGGAACTCTATCCCGTATAATCGTTCGGGAGTAATTTGGATTCTTATAGCGGAAGCTATTAAGTTCTGCTGCTTTATGGAATGCAGGTAATGCTTCACGATAAAGCGGAATGTGTGTATCCTTATAGGCAATCTCCATGTTGGCGAAGTCAATATCCGATGCCTTCACAAGAAGCGTATCGTCTTCTTTGATGCCACCAAAAGCCATCCAATAGTAACAGCGGTAGATGACATCAATTGTCTCTTCACTCTCTTTATCAAAAACTTCGTCCAGAACACGCTGGAGATGAAGTGGGCTTGAAATCATTTGGCGCTTAACTTTGGATAGCCCTGCCGTCTCAATGCCGAGCATCCCATCGCAAGCATTAGGCACCTTCATAGCAATACACCACTTCACATATTCCTTTAGAATTGTGAGTGACATCCACTGGCTTCTGGCGCGTAACGCGAGTATCTCGTCAATAGCCGGTTGGAGTTCTTCTTTGCTCTTAGTGCATAGGTCTGCATTCCACGAGATTTCATATGGTTCAAACGCTTCAAACACCGTTGTTGCAACGTTAGCTGTGTTGATACTCTTGGTGTAGTCTTTAACGAATCTTGATTTTAACTCCGCATTGTACATAGCGAGCCTCCCACTTTAGTATGTAGCGTTATGCTGGTACAACAGCGTTTAGGGCTGCGGCTTTCTTCCATACAGCAAGCAGCGCTTCGATGTCCAGATAGGCGATTGCGCCTGTCGCCAACAAGTTTGCCTCTGCGACCTGCTTCATATATTCCTCGGACAATGTGGTGAGGTACTGCCCGAGACGCTCCTTGGACATACGCTCCGGGTTTTCGCAAAGAACCATACTGTCTCTGCGAAGACCGCTGTCTGCTGCTTTGACGATAACGTGCGTAGGCTGATTCGTCTTTTTGATGGAACTTGTAAGCGGGAGGGCAATGATGTTAGGACTATGTGCGTTCCCCACGTTGTTCTGGAAGACAACGCCCGGACGCCAGCCGCTCTGTTCACTGCCGCTGCCGCCAAACTTCATCAGATACACGTCGCCAATCTGCGGAACCCGCTCTTTGTTATTCTGAAAACCCAATATGCTAAACCCCTTAAATACAATTATGTTGATGGTTGGAGTATAGCACGCCCAATATGGCAGAGTCAAGTTAATTATATAGACAACATCAAAAAATATTTAACCGGCTAACAGGGTGTAGATGATTTCTTGTTCTTTGTCGTTTCTACCTCCACAAAAAACTGTGAAAACAGTTCCAATCACAGTCATTTCAGTGTTTATCTCGACACAACGTACTCGGTCAAAACATAAGGTATTTGCTCCAGATTTTAAGCAAATCAAGTTTGGGTTTTCGTATATCAACATAATCGGGAATGACAACTTGAATTTGCATGGGTCTGAAACGCAATACCAATTCTGGTTCTCTGTGTAAAAGGAAATCTGCTGAGGCTTATGGTTTTCACAATACTCTTTAAGTTCCTTGACTGAGACTATCTTCTTCATCCTGTAGTAAAAACCTCCATTGATTTACGAGAAATCCCGTGTTATACTACAAGCGAGTCATTGCTGAGTGGTGTCAGTGATGACTTCGACCTGTCAAGCACGGGTCGCTGCACGCTGTTGTTATGTTGGTATTCATGGCAGTGTGCGTTTCGTGGTAGCTCGTCTATACTGGCGAGCTACCTTTTTTACCATTGACAGAAACAGTTGTTTATGTTAAGCTGTCAGTAGAAACAGTTGTTGCGGTTTTTATGCTACCACAAACACAGTGGTCTGTCAACATCAAAACTTGAGCTTATTTTTTGGAGGACTTTAACATGGACTTCGGACAGAGGCTGAAGAGCCTTCGTGTAGAGCGGAATCTCACTCAGCAAAATCTTGGAGATGCAGTAGGTGTTTCCACCGTTACAATTCGTGCTTGGGAACGCAACACCAAGAAACCCGCAATGGATGCATTGCTTTCTCTCGGGCGTGTTCTCAACATATCGATGGACACCTTGCTCGATTTCCGCTTAAATAATGCACCAAACTACACTTTGGTTCTTACTTCTTCCGAAAGAAAACTTCTGTCCAGCTATCAAAGCCTTGACAACTATGGGCAAAAAGCAGTTGATGCAATCTGTGCGCTTGAGAAGGAAAGGGTTGATGCCACGAAGAAACCTCGTGTTATTCCCAAAGTCATCGATTTGCAGCAGGTTAAGAGCGAGCGCTACATTCCTCGCTATACCACTCCCTCTGCTGCCGGTAGCTCCGTACCTCTCGACGGGGTTGACTTCGAGATGATTCTTGTGGATAGCTCCGTGCCAGAAGAAGCAGATTACGCCGTTGATATCCAAGGCAATAGTATGTATCCCTACATCCATGATGGCGACATGGTGTATGTAGAAAAAGACGCCGAGCTCACAATTGGAGATGTCGGCATCTTCTGTGTTGACGGTGCAATGTATTGCAAGCAATACTATCTTGACGATAATAACAATCTGGTTTTGGTTTCTGCAAACCCAGAGCTGCGTCATACGAACATCTTCGTCTCGGCGGATAGTGGACGCTCTGTAAAAGCCTGCGGCAAGGTACTGTTGAAAGAAAAAATTGACCTTCCAGATTATTTGTTTGAGGACTGAAAAAGTAGGGCTTACGCCCTACTTTTATAATTCCCAATGAATATTGCCTGCTCCATATTTCCCGATTGAAGGAACAACAAATTTATTTGGCACGCCGTGCTCTTCTACAGCTTTTGCGCACCAGATAAGAACATATGCCGTTAATGGAGAATCGGCAGAAATACCACTCGACATTACGCTCGGACTATAAGACGCGCTTCTGTCTGCATCATAGTCTAAAATCTTACCGTGCTTTGCCATCATAATCCTGAGTGCATTCTCCGAGTTCTTCATGCACATTTCTTTTTGAACTTGCTCGTGATATTCTGGTGACCATCCTGCTTTTGGTTTACACCAACGCTCTTTTGGAAACAACTCACTAAGCTGCTTACCAGAAAAGATGCCCTCATATACAGGAGCGACTTCTTTAGAAACTTGCTCTTTGTTTTCTGGGCTCTGGATAAAGCTTTTCAACCGCTGCTCAAGGCTACGGTCTGTCACTACACTTTTCCACTCAGAAATCTTCTGCTGCTTCTTGTCATACTCATCCCGAGTATTCTTCACTGCGGATTTATCCGACCCAAACTTAACGAGCAAGATAACTCCAAGAATCACAGCAATCACAAGTTCCATAAAGCCACCACTACATCAGCCTAACGCAGACTGGATATGCCCTTTCGCATCGTCTATCTTTTCGAGCGCATCGCTGAGACTATCAACCGCGTCTTCCATACGCTCAAACTTTTCTGTTCCTTGCAAGTTTTCAGGATAGTTGTCCATACAGTCTTGCTCACTGTCGCAAACTGTTTCCACAATGGATGCAGCACTGCTTAACATTTTCAAGGCGTCTCTTAGCCGCCCTCTTCTTTTTTCATTCACTCATACGCTCCCATACATTCGAAATGTTCAACTCGATTTTGATGAACTCTCGACCATGCTTTGAAAAGCTAAAAGAGTTCAGTTTTGTAATGAGGTCGAAGAACCCGTTAGTTCTTCCTCCGTGAAGCTCAAGCTCGTCACAAACGATGACAATACGAAGTGTCTTCGTTTTCTCCTCGATATCTGCATGGACACTTTCGCATTCAATTTCAGACACCAGCTCGTCTACTCCGTCGCAAACCTCATCGATTTTCGAAAGCATCTCTTTGGAAATTTTATAGTCGTTTCCAAAGACCTTAGAACCATCGTCAATTAACTCCATAATAGAGTCTTTACAAGTTGTGTATTCCATTCCAGCCTCCTCTTATTCAATCGGTTTCGTGAGACCGTGGAATGTAAATGTCAAACGGACTCGGTTCTTAACCAATGGATAAACCTCCATGTTGTTTGCAAACTCTGCCACTCTCGCAAACCACTCTGGTTTGTCAAAAGCCAGCACTTCTCCCTCAACGCTGATGCTTCCCATCGTTTTGAACGGCGTATTCAATTTATAGGAAATTTCAACATCAGAATCCCGCGTAATATACTTTAGTGCCGCATGAGCGAACTGCATCTGCTGCAGCTTGATTGGATTCAAAACCGTTGTCTTTTCTTCATCCGCTGCAACATCATCCTTAACACTATTGACGAACTCGTCCATTGCGTTTTGCAGTTCCTCATCAGACATAAACTTCAAGTCAAAGCTGTTATCCATTTGACCACTCCTTTAATTCAATTCTATCACAAAGATGCAGATTATCAAGGCAAATCAACCAAGGTTACACACAATTTCAACCTCTCCAACTGCATTGTCGCCCAAGATATGTACTAAAGAATTTGCAATCATACTGACATCAATTCTTCCATTAAAGCATAGTGAAAAGCGCTTCATATCCATACTCTGTTTGGGAGCTGCTTCGTCCAACTTGGTAGCTGGTACATCTTCTGCTTCTACTTCGACACCCTCATCAGATGTTTTCCCGTGCAGCAATTCATCCCACGCATCCTTTTGTGCTGTACTCATAGAGTGACCAACTGGGAACTTGATATTCAGCTTGTTCATCTGGATGTGCCGCCGAATCGTAAGCGGTTGTACCCCAAACATGGCGGCAAAACTCGTTGCATTGGCGCCATAGTTCTCCATCATATGTCGTAGGTACTCTTCCTGCATTGATGTAGTCAATGCTTTGAATTCATCCCATGTAATTGGTTGGTTCAAGTTAACGGTCACAACTTTCCCATTCCTTTCTTTCCACTGTTTCTGAGTCATGTGGTCTGTTGACATTGAGCATTTCTTGCTCTTGCTCCCGCACTTGCGGTACTTCGCTTGCTGTGCAAGGCGCTTACGCTGCCAGCAATCATACTCAAAATCAGACATCATTGTGCACACCTCATCTTCTTTGAAACCTCGAACTTGTCCTCAAGTTCTTTTGGGGTTCTTGCTTTCCCGAGCTTCTTAAACTCACCATCAACAAGCTCATATAAAAAATAGAACTCGCGGCTCTCTTTGCTGGTAAGAATGAAGCAAAGCTCATGCTCAGCATTATAATATCCTACCCAAACTCTTTCGCCTTTGGGGTATTTGAGTTCATCCAAGAAGCTCCACCGTCCTCTGCATCAAAGCACTGTGTTCGTTTTCTAAAGCCCCTGAAATCACTTCATCTAAAAGGCTGTTAAGGATTTCGCCAACACGTTTCCCTTGTTCAACGCCGAGACTCATAATATCTCTGCCATTGATTTGCAGGTCTTTTAATGCAAAGCACTGCTCAGCCTCCAAAACCTCAGACATGATAGAGCCGAGCGCGATACATCTTTCGATTCTGGACTCCTGAGTGCCCTCTGCATGGGCAAGAATATCAGCCATCCGTACATCCAAAAACTGCGAAAACCGGTGTTCACCGAGTTTGTGCAGCCATTTGCGGACTGTGCGGGGCGTTGGTTCAATCATTGTGTCGTGATAGAGTACAAGCTCAAGAACTTCTTGCTTTGTCTTATTATCGAACCGCAGTCTATCCAAAACTTGTTCTGCAATATCGCGGCTTGGAACTCCATGCCCGTGGAAGTGCCCGCCATTTTCATCTTCGGTATAGCATTGGGGTTTCCCGATATCATGGAGCAGCAGAGCAACCTTGACGGACACATCAGTGCCCCTATAGTTTGCAACAGCGTGTGCAATATGCTCGTACACAGTGTATTGGTGGTACTTGTTGTTCTGTTCAAAGCCAATGCAAGGTTCCATTTCTGGAATAATCGTTGCAATAACATCAGCGAAATCCAGCAATACATTTAAGATGCCGTCACCGAGCAACATTTTACAAAGCTCGCCATTGATTCGCTCCGCAGCAATGCGTTTTAACATCCAAGCGTCCTTGTGGATAGCAGCGGCTGTCCGTTCTTCGATAGAGAAACCATAAGTCGCTGCGAATCTCAGAGCTCGCATAATGCGAAGCGCATCTTCTTCAAAGCGTTCATCAGGATTACCGACACAACGAATAACCCCTGCTTGTAAATCGTCTCTCCCGTGGAATGGGTCAATCAATCCAGCACTGTTGTATGCCATAGCGTTGATGGTGAAGTCTCTGCGAGACAAGTCCTTATAAATGCTCTCAGTAAACTCCACATAGTCAGGATGTCTCCCGTCTGTGTAGCTTCCGTCAATTCGAAATGTCGTGACCTCATACTTCCCAGCAATGCCCATGTCAACTGTTACTGTCCCATGCTGCAGCCCAGTGTCGATTGTCTTTATGCCACGACGATGCATTAGTTCCTTAACTTCGTCCGGTGTGGCAGAGGTGCAGATGTCCCAATCTTGTGGTTCTTTCCCAAACAAGCTGTCTCTGACACATCCGCCGACCACATATGCCTCATGGTTCTCATATCGGAGATTCAGCAGAACTGCTCGCGCTCCTTTAGGGATAGAAATCTTATGCATCAATCGCCCTCCTGTTTACACTAACAACGAACTCCTCAACTTTCTTCATATCCGGTGTATCTGGGAGGCTTGTGTTTTGCTTTGCATAGTTGAGTCGTTTCTCAAAGTCAGAAACCATTTCAAAAAACTCTGGTCTATATGTCCCATCTTCCAGTTGATAATCGCCCTTGCGGATGCTCATCAGCAAAGGCAGGTCGTCACCACGATATGTGACAATATCCTCTTTCTCCAGAATATCCAAGCAGAGAAGATACAAACGAATAAGATGCATCGCGTGTTTGTTCAAATGCTCGTCATCCTTCTTGTGGTTCCTGTGATTGAGCTTCTCATACGTCCCGATAACATTCGTCAGGTCGTTGATTACACTATTGAACTCTCTGACCGGATACTTTTTAAGCTGGATATCTGCAAAAATCTCGCGGTCTAAATCCTCTCGCGGGCTCTCATCTGTATAAAGAACAATGCTGCCGTTTTCAAAAATCGTGTATCGACTCTCAAATGATTTAACGGCGCCTTTCATAGAGTTGAGGATATGTTCCTCTCTTCTTGCCTGTGATAGCCTATCTCGCGCAAGAGCATTTTCCAAACGCCGAAGCTGTTGATTCGCATAACCTCCAAAAGAATGGACTGCTCGCTTAGACAGAAACATCTTTCTGTTGGCAATCATTTCTCTGCCAATGTCTGAGATATAGAAATAGTGCTCCGGCTTACACCCAAGCATTTCAATCGTATTTGGATTGCAATTAAGAAGCAGGTTCACCAGCTTATTAAAAGCATAGATTGTCGTATCCGTTTGTGTATTAACGACCTGCTCAAAGCTCGTCAGACCAAGCAAATCTGATTCGCTGTTCAACGCACATCCTCTTACATCAACATCGGATGTTTCGACATTTGTTCCATAGGAATAGCTGCCGCCAAGCGTAAGAAAGATAATCTTGCGCCCGAGGTGCTCGTTTGTTCTAAGGAAATCATAAGCAGAACCGTTGACCATCTCTTTGATTTGCTCAATCGTCATAACCTTACTCCTTTTCTTCTCTCATCCTGAGCGCTGAAATGCACCCAGCTAAAATCTGTGCGGCTTTTACGGCTTCGTCAGCCGTGTTTTTCTTTGAGAACGAAATCCTGATGGAAGACCGAGCTTCATCTTTAGACAGCCCCATCGCAGATAAAACATGACTTGGTTCTGCTTCGTGGCTCCTACACGCAGACCCGGCAGAAACACAAACTCCCTTACCATCCAACATAAGCAAGAGCGTTTCGCCGTCAACGCCGTCCATTCTCAAGTTGATTGTCTTTCCGGGTGTAAGAATCGACATACCATTTACATGGACACAGCCTTCATCGCCCGTATCTTTAAGCGCTTCATTCAGCGCCATAAAAAATCTCTGTTTCAATGTGGAAACCCACACCGTATCTTCGTGCAAACTTTTCGATGAAATCTCGCAAGCCCTTCCGAATCCTACGATGCCAGCAACATTTTCTGTTCCGCCCCTCAGCCCGAATTCTTGCTCTGAACCACCATAAACAATGGGGGTGAGCTTAGACTTATCCCTTGCGTACAAAGCTCCAATGCCTTTACAACCATGAATCTTATGTGATGACACCGAAAGGAAGTCGCAACCGATTTTCACCACATCAATAGGATAGCACCCTGCAGCTTGCACACAATCTGTGTGGAACAGAATCCCACGCTTCATGCAAATCGTTCCAATATCTTCGATTGGATTGATTGCGCCTGTTTCATTGTTTGCAAACATCACTGACACGAGTCCTGTGTCTGCCCGTAATGCGTTCTCAATGGCAGCAGGAGAGACTCTGCACTCATTGGATACCGGAATATACTCTATATGAAACCCGTCTTTTATAAGCGATTCTGCGGCTCGTAGGACGGAATCATGCTCAACTGCCGATACCAAAATATGTGTTTTCCCGACACTTTTCAGGTAGTCCTTCAATCCATGAAAGACTAAATTATTTGCCTCACTTCCACCAGATGTAAAAATGACTTGCTCTGGTTCCGCATTGATTAAAGCTGCCACTTGCGCTCTGGCTTTCTGTACAGCCTCATTCGCAGCTCGTCCAAACTTATAGAGAGTTCCTGCGTTACCGTACTCTGTTGTCAGATACGGCATCATTGCATCAAGAACCCGCTCATCCATTTGTGTAGTGGCAGCATTGTCCAAGTAAATCACAAGTGACCACTCCTTTTGTTTTATATGATGCACTAATACCACTCATCAAGCGCCTTTCAAAGCCTTGTGGCACAAGTGATTCAAGCCGTCATTTATTTCTAACAGCCTCGTTATGCGAATTTGCCGCGATGATTTCATCAAGTGTCCGAGGAGTGTAATCCATCCACGGCATCATCACCCCGACATTGAACATTTGGCAGGGTTTCGTGTACAGTTCCTCCATCAGATATTTGTCGTGTTCCATCATGTTCCACTCGAAGGAATTATGGACATGACCATACAGGTGGAAGGAGCCATAAAAGTGATTCTTAAAACATGGAATTGGGTAGTGGCAAAGAATCACTGTTCGCCCATTGTCCCTCACTTCGAGATACTCTGTGACTTTAACAAACTCCCGTAAGAATTTGTTGTCATTGCACCGGTCATGGTTCCCCTTAATCAGAAACTTCTGTCCTTTTAAGGAACGCAAAATCGGAATAGCATCTTGTGCCTTACACCAGAACATATCCCCAAGAACATACACGGTGTCGCCCGGAGAAACCACTGCATTCCACCGGTCAACCAGCGCTTCGTCCATCTCCAGAAGCGATTTGAACGGACGGTTATCAAAGGCAATCACGTTTGCATGACCATAATGCCAATCTGAAATGTAGAACTGTTTATTGCTTTGTTCTTGCATTTTTTAACTCCTCGATTCTGTCTGCCGCAAGAACGAGCAGCCACTTTGGAACACGACTCTCATCTCCCATTCGTCCCGGTGCAAGCGTTGTTCCGTATTGACGGAGGAGAATGACCACTTCGTCATCCAGAATCTGCTTGGCTACGTCGTGCAGGTTTCCGATTGCCTGTAATCTTTGCGGCTCGCGCGACTTTCTTTTAAGGTACTCCGGCTTGCTTGCTGGACATTCATAGCAAGAATACATCTCATAAATACCACAGCCACCGTCTTTATAGCAACTCATATTTTTCCTCCTTAGAACGGAAGGCGTTCGTCTTGCTCAACACGAATAAGCTCCCGAACCCTTAGCAAAAACTCTTCCTCATCCAAAGCTTGGATGTCTTGGTATCGTAGATACTCAATCAATTCATGGACAGCCGTTGTCAGGGCTATATCGATTTTGTTTTCGATATCTGTCTGCTGGTTCAGGAACTCTTCTGTGTGCTGCCTGTTTCGTTCTATTGTGGTGACTAAATCTCCTCGTGTATTTTCGAGGCGGCATTCTAAACGTCCGAGTTTCTCATAGATATCGCAAATACAAGTAGCAACTTCAGCCGGTGTCATATCCATTTTTCAACGTACCCTCTTTCTTGTGAGAAAATGGGAGGCTCTCGGTCGATAACCCAACGGTTTCTAACGACCTCAACCATTTCGGTGTCGCCTTTATCGTTGAGAAGAGGAGCGGTCTCTTTAACTTTTGTTTTGTAGCAAGCAGAACCACGCTTACAATCAACGGGGAAGTCATTCCAATTGATGCCACGTTCTTTCCACAGCATATCTTGGATAGAGTTGCAGCTCTTGCCGTGGAGTTCTTTTTGACTGAAATTTGCATGACCAACTGACTCAATGCTGTTACGAGTCGCATCTTGTTGACGCCAAATCAGGCAGTTACAAACTTCGTCTTTTGGAATAGAAAAAACTCTGGCATCAAACATGGCTGTACCCATCTTTGCGACCAGAGTTTCAATGTACTTATTTGTGCCATTGTCACTGCTGCACATCGCTTCAGGAAAGTTCTTCCACAGCTCGGCAGCATAGGCATTTGAAAAAGCAAGCGTAGCCATTGAAGCGGAAACGCTGCACATCTTTTGGATGTTGTATCCGAACCATGCATCCGTTGTAATTGTTGCATAGTCTGTAAGTACCAACGTGATTTCATCTGACTGCGTATATCCAAAGACACAGCCCTGAATGTTTTCACACAGGTACTTCATTGTATTTTGCATCGTTGTCATCAGGATGCGGTCAAATGGCTTTTCCATACCTCTTGTGAATGTATGAAACGCCTTGCCGTCCACTCTGATAATGGTTGGAATCCGACGAGTCAAATAGTTGCGAGCAATATTCTCGTAGCCTTTCATTCTGTCGCCGAGTGAATCATATTTCTTACTCAAGTGGGTTCACCTCCAAAGTATGTATGCAGGCTTGCACCTGCAATTATGATGCGAAGTATCCAGACGGCATCTCAACAAATGGATATGCCGGAGTGGGAATCAGGCACAGACCAGTTTCTGTGCAAGCATTTGGTTGATTCATGTCAGTTGCTTGTTTGAGGTCGAAGATGATGACGCCTTCATCTGCGAAGCGAACACCCGGCGCCTTTAACGGAACATTCATCTCGACACCAATACCGGCTTTTACAAGCGCCGTCAGCGCACGATTTCCAACCGGAATCATTCTCTTCTTGGGCTTTCCGTCTTTCGTAGAATCCGATGTAAAGAACTTCATCGCGTTCGGCGTTTCTTTGGCACAAGGCTGCAACGCAATCTGCGTTTTGTCTCTGCTGATAAACAGCCGCACAAACGGCGGATAGCCAATCTCGGAAGCTGTTGCAAGGTTAAAGGAGATGCGGTTCTTCAGGATTCGAACCTCTGCAATACTGAATGTACGAGGAACACCAACCACATCAAAGTTGTCTAAGATACTCATTGTTTCCATCCTTTCGAGGTTTAATTACAAAAAAGCCATCCAATATCCGAGGGACATCAGATGCAGACAAATCTGCCACCTCATCAACTGATGGAACCGGAACAACATTTTCGCCCTTTAGAATCTGTTGCACCTCAAGCCAAAGTTCTCTCGGAATAATCGCTTCGTGATAGCCTTGGATAAAAAACTGGTTAGCACGTCCGTCGTTCCGAATAGAGCGATGCGAAAAGATATCCACGGTAACAGTCTTCTGCATCAAAACGTCACCGGAATATTTCTCATTTGTCAAGATTGTCTTTACCGTAGAGTATGTCCACTGACCACCTCGTGGGGATGGAATACCTTGCTGGTTTAAGATGTAGCAGATTTCAGGAATCGTTTTGTCATCGTAGAACATTTGATAAATCAGCCGCACAACATTCGCTTCAGGTTCGTAAATCTCCAGCAGCCTCTTATCTCTGGTGTACCCATAGAGGTCTGCGAGCTTTGGGAGCCCCTTCTCAAATCTTTTCTGGAACCCCCATTTCACGCTCTCAGACTTTGCTTCTGACTCGCCTTGCGCAATAGCAGCCATAACGACCATCAGAAGCTCGCCGGTCTGTGTCAAGGTGTTGATTGCAATATCCTCAAAATAAACAGCAACCGGCTTGTCCAGTGCCTTGAGCATACGCACAGTGGCAACGCAGTCAACAACATTTCGTGCGAACCTTGCAATGTTCTTCACGATAATCATGTCGATTTTGCCTGCTTTACAATCATCAATCATCCGTAAGAAGTCCGTGCGTTTCTTTACGGAAGTCCCAGAAATCCCTTCATCGGCGTAGATGTCATAAAGCCGCCACCCCGGATGCTTC